AAAACACTATTCACCACTATTCTGGTTCTCATACTTTCTTTGTTATCAATGAGGATGTTCAGACAAATGGTGTTCAACTAAAGATTAACGCTGGATGTAACACGGAGATTGTTCCGAGATTCATAAACATCGCACTCTTGTAATGGGACTCAAAAGGGCTAAGGAGATATTCTTTTATTCTGACAGTGAACCCAATGAAGTGCTTATTGCCTTCTGTCACTTAGTAGCCCTACCTGCGTCTATTCTTTTTGAGTACGAGAACCCACATAATTTTCTGTGCCTTGGTGCTGTATTGGCAGGAGCCTTTCAGCTATGGGCAGTGCTATGGAGTAACAGCCTAAAGATGAGACTAATAGCCGTACAAGTAGCTACACTGATAGCTATTATGACTATTGAGAACCTCTATGTTTCTGGACTATTAAACGGAAGTAGAGTAGGTTGGGTAATTATTGGACTCTTCGCTGCTTGGAATACTTTACGAGTGTATAAAGAAAAATTAGACAGAGGTGTTTAAGTCTTTAAAGAACATATGGAAGTACAGCGATAGTCAGCCTACAGAAATTACTTTGGCTATAGCACTGTCTATCCTTGCACCTGTAGCTACATTTATAGAGATAGGATTTATGCCTTTCTTTCAGCTTGCATTAGTAGCAGCAGGTATTTACCAATTAAGATGTGTCGCTTTAGGGCAGCTTTCTTGCAGAATTAGAGCAGCATTTATGACATTTAGTTTGTACCTAACAAGCTTTTTAATGTACATTATAAATATAGGGATGCCATCGCCTTCACATTACGGATGGTTGATTTTAGTACTATCCTCATTAAGTAGTTTAAGAAGATTAAAGACAGAAGAGTTACACAGGAATGGATAACATCACACAAATAATAATAACACTTGCTACCGTTTTAGGTTCCGCTGGTATATGGAAATTCTTTGAGGCGAGGCTAAAGGTCAAGGCTGAAGAGAAGAAAACTGAGTTGCAGAACAATGATGGTGTGCAGTATCGTGATGACTTAAAGTCTCGTGTAACCCGATTAGAGGAGTTGTTAGAGGAGAGCAGTAGTAAGGTGCTTACACTTACCGCAGAGGTAAATCAGCTACGAACTGAAGTACGTTTCTTGACCAAGGAAAACGAAAGACTAAAGAATTTATAATGGAGGCTTGGCAATTTGCGATGTGTATCGCACCTGCAACTATCGCATTGATTATTATTGCGGGAGAACTTAAAAACAAAAAGGGGAACGATTAACGTCCCCCTTTCTTATTGCAAGTACCCTTGCAGGTACATTCTATTGGTGCATATTCGCACCACATTACTTTACTTTGGTTCTCTTGTCCACGCTTCTTACTGCGAAGTAACCGCCTATCACTGTTATTGAAACCAGTTCCCATAACCCTATCCATCTTTCGTTAATACTACTAATACCAAACCCTTCAAAGAAAGTCATAAGTATTAGAAAGGTCATCACACAGATGAGTGTTAATGGTCTTACGTTTTTAGATAACCAAGAGTCGGTAAGGCTATCGGCCTGCCATCGCTTGGTAATCTCTTCTTCTATGCTCTGACGCACAGCTTCTTTCTCTTCGGGAGTTGATACAAATCTATCTACCACATTGGCAACTGCTTCCACAGTTTCCTTGGCACTTCCCGTTAGTAGTTTCTTTAATGGGTTCATAATTAGCTACCACACGCTTCACACTCTGGATTATCAATGGAGCATTGAGCGTTATTGTTTTTTTCATCATTAGATAATTCCTCTACGAAGTCAGCGAAGTCATCGCCAAATCCAAAATCTGTATCGTTCATTAGTAAGTAAAAATTACATCTTCATTCTTGCTTGGGTCGTCATCAACGTGGATGAAGTTTTTAGCTACACCTATGCGATTGAATCCTGCTTGAAGAAGAGCGTTAATAATAATATATTTCTGTCTTGAGGTAGGTGCGTAGATATCTACAGCGTGTCCAAGCGTATGGCTTGAATTAGAAACTCCTCCTACCTTCTCATTATGTTCGGGAGTTCTGTATCCACTTGTAATTTTAAATCCAATAGAGGCAATCTCACGAGCCTTGGTAAGCTTGTTTAAGAAAGCTACATTCATCTGCTCATAACTTCCAGGAGCATCGGGAGAATTAAACTCCCCATACTCAAAGAACAGATGAAATCCTTTTGTTAATCCTTTCATTATTTTACTTTTTTAATTTCCGATGTCCAAGAGGTATAACATACAGCAAGTCGCTGTGCAGTATCGGGGTATTCCTCAATCATTGTGCTGTTACTCATACATCTCTCGGTGAATTCAGGTCTTGTTTCCTTTAGGTTCGGAACAGGTATCGGCATTGTCGTTAGTATTTGAGTTAGAAAAAATAGGCTCGTCCCAATAAAGGAAGAGCCAATCACTATTTAAATTTACATTTTTCTCTTTACTCATTGACTAACTTGCGATAGGATAGTTCTGCAATAAAAGCCGTATAAATGGCGTATAAGGGATTAACTCCAAGGTAACCATAAAGGAGTAGACTACACCAAAAAGAAAGGCACAGAACGCAGTTAAATGGCTTAAAAGGCAATACTCTTTCCATAACCCAACCATAAGGTTCAAATATAAAAAGGAACGAGAACATCAATCCTACAGAACTGACCAGTATCCAATCGTTATAAATATCCATCATAATTTCTCACTTAAATAATCGTCTTTAACATACCGCTTTAATTTGGTAACGGCTTCACCCTCCTCTATATAGGTGAGGTAACCTTTTATGTTTTGACCATAGACATCACTGTGGTTTAGTGATACTATCTTATTGGTCATTGTTGAGTATATAATACTAATAATTAAATTAGCAGCAGACTTGTTCTTAATGTAGTAGTGTAGAAACTTCTCACAGGTCCGCATCACCGCAGCATCTATTAGGGATTGCTTGAGTTCCTCGTTACCATCGGTAACAAATGCAGAACCTGCAACCTCTATACTGCGTTGTAGTATAAACTTACCGAGTTCTTCTGTTATCCTACCTTCTTGTGCGGAGCGTATTGCTTCCTGCTCAATGATAACCTTGTCGTACCTCGGCATATTCTTCTTCTACTTTATTTAGTATGGTTACAATTGTAGGCAGATAATCTGATAACTCTTGTGGTTTTATGTCCAACTCAAATCCCAATCGCACCAATGATACTGGCTCATTGTTGTAGACCAATGCGTCAATGACGTGGTATATATCAAGGATGAGATTTGCTTCGTCATCGGATAAGTCTTCGTAGTATTCTTCAAGTATCATATCAATAAGAAGAGCGCAGCCTATCAGCCTTTTCGGGGTCAAGTTCTGCAATTAGTTCAATGTATTCCTTCTCTCTTCTATATGCATCTTGATGTTCTTCTACAGTAGAATCGGTACCAAGGTTAGCAAATAGCACAGACATTTCATACAAGTACAGGTCTATCCTGTTCTTAATTAATTTACACGTTTGATAGTTTCGTTTGTTAATCATAACACTTAATTTTTACTTTGAAAGAATCTTTTGGTAGGTCCTTGTCAATCTTGATGTTAAGCCTTTTGTAATATTTGTTGCCATCGTCTTTAACGATACCCATAGCAACGAGAGTATCCGAGAGAAATTTTGAAACAAGAATAACATTGTCAACATCGTGACGAGAGTTATACCTAATGTGAATCTCATAGCTTTCACAGGTAAACGCATCAAATTTTTCAAGTTCTTCTTTACAGAATTTAGAGTATTCATCTTTTTGTTTTTTACGAATTGCCCAATGCTTACCAGCATAGTACTGATTTAAGCTTGGTGGTTTAGGGAGGTCAAGGTCTATCTCAAGCATAGTTCTTGGCATATTTAATGTCCAAATACCCTACCACTTTATCTATAAACTGACGCTGATTAAAGTGCGATGTCTTAGGCATACCTCTTGTCTCCCAAATAGGCTCGGATATACTTGCAAGATTAAATGCATATATACCATTTGGTGTTTGAGAAATGTAGACAGGTATTGTAAGGTACTTCTTTGCTCTTGCGATAAGCTTATCATATTTAGCCTTCTCTATAAGCAAGTCATCATAGTGCTTGTTACGGCACTTGAGTTCTATGTCGCACTCTAAGGAAATAGAATAGCAATCGTAGTGATTATACTCACCTTCAGACCACTCAAGGTCTGGAATATAATTATCCTTTAGGTGTTCAAATAAGCTATCCTCATTCTTTTTCCAACTCATTTCTTTTGTCTTAGGGCAACCTTCAGTAGTATCAAGTAACCAATTAAATCTTGTACAGTATCTTCAGTTTCATCTGTGATACCACGCATCTTGATTCGCATAAGCTTATCATCAATGCGACAGCATAGGTTATCAACGGCATCACCACCTGCAAATATACCCGCAGGGTTTAGTGCTGAATCACCATAGGCTTTGTTCTTTAGAATCAGCAGTTTAGTAACTGCTTCTGATTCTTCAAGTATTAAATCTTTTGTATCCATAGTACTAATATACTAACTAATCTAATAGGTCTACCTCAACCTTATATATTTTTCTAACATTGTCTTTCTCAATCACTAACCTACCGCTTGATGGGTTAAAGAATATATATCCAAAGCCACCCTCAATTCCTGTGTAGTCGGAGATATCAACCTTGAATATAGTATCGTTGATTGATAAGCTACCATTAGGCATAACCTCCACCTTTTTAGCGGAGGTTACATTAAACCTAAGATATGCTCTAATCAGTTCAGCGAATGCTTTTCTTCTATCAAGAATTAGACTGTGGATAGGCGTACTGCTTTTCTCCTCTGCTGTTGAGTTCATAGTATCTGTTTTTCATTTTGTCATAATATAAAGTAACGGTCCCAAGCTTACCTACAATCTTTGGTTTAGCCTTAACGATTGTAATCTCTACTTGGTTAGGCTCGTAGGGTACACCATTACCATCCTCTAATCCGTAGGGGCAACGCCATACATTAACAACCATCATACCTTTACGGGACCATTGCATACCTCCTGCTATATCGTTCATCGTAGGCTTATCAACATAGGGTACTCCGTTCTTGTACTTTGCTTGTTGGTGTTTAGTGTGTACTGTTACAATGGTGTGGTAGTCTTTCTCTGCTGAGTGCTTACGGACCTTGGTGAGTACCTGCCCGATAGCAATGTCATCACGAACACCGCTGGACACATCCGTTCTAATCTCAGTAAAGGGGTCAACCATACATCCATCAATGGTAATGAAGTTGTCTTCTTCAATAGTCTCTACTGCTGTGTAGAATCCTTCAATGCTGAGGTCTTGCAGACCGCTGTCAATGATGTAGAAATGGTCATTGATAAAGGATATAGCTTTCTCTGTTTCCTCATCTGTTGCAGTGAGGTGGTCATTAATTAGGAAAGGCTTACGCAGGTATACCCAAAGCAGTTCAGCGAACACCTCTGTAGGTGAGCCTGTCTCGGGAGTATATACTGCCCACTTCCAACCGCTGTACTCCGATAGGTTCATCATCAGTTCAAATCCAAACTGCGACTTACCTTGGTGCGCCCCAGCATAGATGTATGTGGTGCTACCTTTCTTAACTGAATACTTGTCAAATAAGGAATCAAATCCTGTCCAAGCACCCTTCTTAACTCCCTCCTTGCGAAGTGTAGATAGTGAGTCTACTACATCTTCTGCTTTGTAAATAATGTTTCTCATTGCTCTTGTTTATTATTGTCCGAATTCTTTCTCGTAATCGCTCTCTTTATGTGCAAAGCTTCTGCTTACTTCCTTCCTAAAATACTCTTCTTTAACGTGGAAGTCATAAATCTTTTTACCCGTTAATTTTAAAGAAGCCATTATATTCATAATCATTTCTGGTGAAGAGTTGATGTCTTGAATAGACTTCATTCTGGTTGGAATCTCTATGGTTCTATAGTTATTAATATAGCCATTACCTCTCTTTATTTTATAGGCTAACTTTAAACCTACAAAATAAATCACTTGCCCTTCTTGGGACTGTTGCTCTTGTTCCATTTATTTATCTGTTTGAGTTTCTTCGCTTTCCTTTTCTTGCGTTGAGACTTTAGGTTGTCAAAGTATTCACGCTCCCAATTATCTTCGTGAGGAATGTATCTCATTCCTTTTTAGGTTTAATAGTTTTAAGAATATTATCATCAATAGTAAGGTGCGAGAAGTATATATCTTTGTTATTCCCATATACATACTTCTTCCTATCTTCTGCCGTCATATCAATTAAAGCAAACAATTCTGTAAGTCTTCCCATCACATCATTATTAATCGTAACCTACGCTGATACTTACGGATAAGTAAGGCTGAGTTGGTTAGTTGTTTCTGTATGTCTTCACTCCATCCAAATCTACTGGCTTGTATGGTAAGATTAACATTGTCAATCATAAGCATTGACAAGAACTTCTCTAACTCTCTAACGTGCTTTCTCTTGCGTGTCATTTTTCTTTTTCTTTTAAGAAGTCCTCTACCATTGTTTCAAGAACTGTTGTCCTTAATTTGCGCCCAGTAATATCATTTACTGCAAACTGCATAGCCATTAGTAAATCTTGTTCGCTATAACAATTGTGGTGCTTACTCTTTAGTTCATAGAACTTTTTTTGCTCCTCGCTATACCTGTTTACAAACTCATTAAACAGAGGTTGTATTTTATCTAATGTAATATTCTCTTTAATTATGTTGGTAATCTCGTAATTAGATATGTCACTTACTTTTGGATTCTTATTAATAAAGTCAGCAGTAAATGGTCTTGGCTCTTTAAAGACATCTAATACACTTATACAGCCGTTAGAATCCGTCTCTACCCAATCTTCCGTAGACTCTATTAGATGCTCTCTAAAGGTGTCTCCGTCTGTTACAGACAGCCTTACACTACCCAGTGTTGCGTAGTTCTTGTTGAACCCTTTATGATTCATTACAGTTACTAATGTTCTTTTTGTTTCTTTCATAAGCAAATTTATTTGCGGTGAGGAGTGCAACGACTCATTTCTTTTCTAATTTCTCAAGCGTGTCCTTTAGGATTGCATTCCAAGCGAACTTGTCCTTGTCAGCATTCCAAAGTTTCTCATACATTTCAAGTAGTATCTCTCTCATCTCTCTTTGGTGTTAAAGGTTTCTACTACTGGTGCATAACTTTGTACTACTTCCCCTTTCAGCCAAACTGAACTATTAAACTCTTGATGCATTACTTTGGGTTTCCAAAACTGCCACCAGCGAGGTGATGATTCAACTACAAAGGTTGTTTCTAATCTGCTCCATCCGTTTAAGGATTCTGTTACTTCAAATTTTGTTTTCATTTTTCTTTTGTTTTAAAGGTTTCGTTGTAGAAATCTAGAATGACCTCATAATTAGTGAGGTTTCTCGGAGACCTCCAGTTATTTTGGTCTTTTATTTCATCACCGCAATTAAAAGCAAACTCACACATCACCTCTTTCTCTTTCTCAAGCATTGCTTCGGCTGCCTCAATACACGGAGCAACCTCGTAAGAGTCTCCGTACTTGGCTATTTCCCACATTTGGTCAATTAGTTCTTGCATTGGTGTTTTCATTTCTCTTTGGTGTTAAGTTCTTCCTTTAGCCTTTTATCAAAATATGCAAATACATCTTCTTGACTCCCAAAAAGAACAAGGTGCAAAGGTATTTTTTTAGGGTTAGTCGCTTTTTTGTAGGCTTTAGCCCATTCTTTAATCTTCATTTCTCTTTGGTGTTAAAGGTTTTTATTCAGATAAGGCAGTTCAACAAACTTCACATCAGCCTTGTCAATGACTAATCGCTTACCTCCTTTTAACTGAATATAGTATCTACTATCATCCCCATATGTCTCGTAATACATTGCATTTTCAAATGTGTGAATAGTACCATCATTGAACATCACACTAATGTCTATTGGGTGTAATTCCTCTTCTTTCATTTCTCTTTTGTTTTAAAGGTTACTAATTTGCGCCTATTTTTATTGGTGTGCGCCTATAATTTGACGGAAAAGCCCATCTTTATATGCTTAAACTCTTGTTAGTGGTGTAAATAAGCACCATTCAATCTGCTTATTGTAAGGTTATAGCCTTACAATGTTTCTTTAAAAGTAAGGTTATATCCTTATTTGTATCATTTAAGGCTCATACTTGTGAGGATTTTAAATAAAAAGGGGAGAGCCTCCGCAGTACCCTCCCCTCTTACTACCTTTTAGAAAGGCATATCATCTGTGTCGTTCACAGCCATTGCCTTTGGCTTACCTGTGTACTCACCTTGGAGTTGGATGTACTTACCGCCATCACGCTTGTCCTTAATCTCAAGGTTTACCCAACCCTTTTCATTCTTAGCATTTAGTAATACCTCAAAGTCTTGAGGACCTAATGCTACCTTTACAATCTCACCAAACTTAGTGGTGATTACACTTGTTTTTCCAACGAATACTTTGTCGTTTGCCATCTTGATTTTTGTTTAGTTACTTGTTAATAGTTCTTTTAAATGCTCGTACCTTTCCTGCATTGCGATGACCTTGGCGGACATCTCATTCAGTCTGTTTA